ACCAAACTACTTGATCAGATGCCATAGGCATTTCAGCTCCAACCATACGTAAGAATCCAGAGATTGTTCTGTTTCCAAAACGCTCAACTTCTTTCTCATATACCTCTGGTAAGAATTGTTGTGTAAAATCCATGTCTGTTAAAGACAGGTAATTGTCATTAAATAATGTTTGGGTAGGTCTAGGTGTTAAATGTGCTAAAGCACCTGCACTACCAGTAAAAGAACCGTTTGCGGCCATAATTTTTAAATTTTAAGTTATTTTTTTCGTCTAATTCCAAACTTAGAAGTTTTAGAATCCTTTACAGCTCGCACTTTAAATCCACCCTCATTACTGACTTTCTCATGTGTCCCTCTAGGATCCATATCAATATTTTTAGACTTCATTATACTGTCTCTTACGCCATCGGCTTTACCTTGTTCGTAAAAGTGCTGTGCAATCTTATCAGGATTCATAGCGGTAAATAAAGATTTATGATAACCTTTAGCATCTGACATCTCATTTTTTTCATTCAAGAACTTCTTGACAAAATTATTGATATCGCTTTGGTTTGTCTTTACTTCGTCTGCGTTGTTTACTTTAAACCTAAATTTCTTATCACCAACGGAGTAATCAAAACCTTTGAACTCCTTAGAAAAGACATTTTCTGTTTTTTTCTTAAACGTAGACACATTGTGTTCAGCTATTTTAGTAGCTTCTTCGTTTTCCTTTTTATAGCGATTGAAAAAGTCAACCGCTTCTTTTTGTTCAGGCAGTAGTTTACTACCACCTTTTATTTCTTCGTAATAATTATTTTTTAAACCATCTAAATGACTCTTAGCTTTAGCTAATTCCTCTCTTCTAGCTAACTTCTTACGTCTTATATCTCTCTCTTCATCTAAGTCTTCATCATAAGAGAAGTTGTCTTCCATTAAGAAGTCTATATCCTCCCTATCTAAGTGTGGTTTAGTACTATTGTAGTACTCCATTAACAGTTGATCTTCGTTTAAGTCATCATAGTTTTGATTTAACTTAACGTAATCTTCTAAAGTACCGTTAGTTTCATTTATGAAATCAACAACTTTTTGTATATTCTCTGGTAATTCAACCCCAGTAACTTGCTCTTGCTCTACAGCTTCTTGAATTTCTTCTGCTAAGTCTTGAACCTGTTCCACAACCTCTTCTTCTGTTATCTCCTCTATAACGGAGTCAATAACCTCTTCAACAGTAGTTGTTTCCGGTACTTGTTCAACAACTTCTTCTACAGCTGATTCAATAACCTCCTGTTCTTGTTGCTCAGGCTGTTCTTGTTGTTCTGGCTTATTCAGCTCTGACAAGTCAACCTTTATTATGCCATCATCGAATGATATTGGCTTACTCTCTACCTCTGCTGTAACCTCATCGATTACCTCAGGTACTTCTTGTGTTTGTTCTGACATGATAAAATATTATATAAGTGTTATTACTATTATTACCTAGGATCCGTAGAATCTAAGTTAAAACCACCACCTATTACATCATTTCCCGCTGATTCAAAATTCTTTGGTACTTGATTTGTTTGGCTTCGGTATTTTATTTCTCCTTGTTGAGTTGCTTCCATTCTAGATCTATCGTCTTTTCTGTTCTCTCTAAGAACTTCTTCACCTCTTTTCCCACTTGATTCTGCTTCTTTAAGTTTTAAATTCATCTTGAATTCCAAGTGCATTAATTCTTTTTTAGAAGCTACTTCCTGCATCATTTTCTCTTTATCTATAGCAGCTTGAATCTTTAACAGCTCTGCTTTTTGAGCAGTTATTGCTTGGTTTTTCATAACCTCTGCCTGAGCTGCTACTTGTTGTGCTTGAGCGTTAGCGTCTGCTTGAGCTTGTATGTTCTGCTGTTGCATCTGCATATCTCTCTCCTGCTTAGCTTTTCTTCTTATTTTTAATAACTGATTAGCTAGTCTAGTACTTCTTATCTCTCTAAGATCTATAGCATCGTCAATATCTATTAAACCAGAAGATATAGCTGCTTGTATATTGTTTTCTAACACAGCTTTCTCTTCTTCATCAGGTTGTAACTCTATAAATATAGCGAAATCGTGTAAGTATAAATCCTTCATCTCTTCTAACACAGCTACATTCTGATTACCTATTTTCTGTATAAAAGCTTCTTTTGTTGGAGAATACTCTAATATATCAGATATCCTAAGAGATAGATTCTCTGCTAGATCAGACGTTAAGAACAGACTACCATCTAATATGTGTCTAGTTGCTGTGTTTGAATTAGCAGCAGCTATTTTCTGAACACCAACTAAAGCTCTAGCATCAGGAGTACTTCCGTCTCTAGCTTCGTTTAAGCCAGTTACATCACGTATCATTTGAAGGTAGTAATTATATGTGTTTATTAAAGCAGATAACTTACTACCACCTGAACCACTTGTTATTTCCTGTATAGGAACTTTACCAGGATTCATATCACCTTCTTGGGTAAATGATCTACCTATAACGGAACCTGTCTGGAAGAACATATTTAACGCCTCCTGTGGGTTGTAGTTTGTACCATTACCTAAATCTACCTCAGCCAAACCATCTGCATCTAGATAAACCCCGTCAGGAACCATTCTAGATAGCACCTGTTGCAGTTTTAAATGAGTTAGTTGTATCATATCAGCAAAGCCAGTTATACGGCTTACAATTGATTCTATGCGACCCTTGTACATTCTGGGTGCAACTATACTGTAATTCATTTTTACTTTAGTAAAATCACTTTTAGGCCTTATCATGTTAGCTGCTAGCTTCCACTCCAAAGTCATTCCACCTAATACTTTAACACCTTCATATAAAACCTCTACCGATCTAGATAGCTTTTCTATACCATACTGTTCGTATAATTCTGGTGGTGGATTAAACTCATCATCTTTAGGTATTAGCTTAGAAGCTCCTGTCGATGTGTCTTTTACTTTGTAAACCTCATTAGTGTATGTTTTATAGTTGTAGTATAAAACCTGTACGGTATTACCATCGTCTTCACTATAATCTTGTAAATTCCTGTCATATGAACTATTGTTACTATATGACTGCCCCGCTATTTTATTAAGATCTTCATCTGTTAAACCTGGGAATTGTTTCTTCAATTCGTTTAAATGTACACTCTTAACCTCTCCAACATAATATAAGTCATCAAAATAAGGTGACTCTGTATAAGAGTAAACCACATTAACTGGATCAACATACTCAACTTTAACTCCTTCTGATTTAGAGAATCTATTTTTAATAGCACCTATACCTATAGTTGTCAAGTCATAATTACATCTTCTTTTTATTAAGTCGTATTTGTTTCCATTTAAAAGAACGTTTATTGCTTGTTCTTCAGCTAGCTCAACACTTTGTTTATAAGTCAACTGCATGTGTAGATCTAGCTCTTCTTTGTTTTTAGGTAAAGTCTCTGGATCATTTTCAAATAAGCTAATACCGAAGTCAGCTTGAACCTGCTCGGTTAGTTGTCTAGTCTGCATATCACGCAGTATGGATTCCATATACTTAGTACGCTTATCTACACCAAAAGGATCTTGAGAGTAAGCTTTTATATCAAATGCTCTATCTGATATACCATTTGTTACTATATCTACAAACTTAGGAATAACAGGTACTGGTTTCCAATCTAGGTTTAAGTAAGACATATCACCATTTATAGATAATTCGTCTTTGTATTTTTGAACAGGTTGCTCTCCTCTAGAGTACAATCTTAGTCCATGGAAAGTATTTCTATTACTCTCAAATCTACTACCACTTCCTCCACTACCAGAAGTGAACCACTCACTCTCTATAGCTCTACCTATTAAGGTACCATATTTGAGTGATGCTTTCTCACGATCGCTAGCAATCTGGCTTGGAAAATAACTTGTTATTGGTAACTGAGCCATATTTATTGTTATATTATTTTAGAAAATGCACCATCATTAGTGTATCTTGCTATTTTTAAATCTAATTTAGGTCTTTGTATATTTTGATTAGGTCTATATAAGTTTCTGTTACAAGCCATTATGGCTAAACCAGAGCTAATAGCTGCATCAAACTTAGTTCGTTTATTTATATCAAAACCTGCCCAATCATTTAGTGTTTCCGTAAAGTACATGTCACCATATTGTCCATCTGATTTTAACCCAACGTTTTTATCTATATAAGTCTCTATAGCAGCTGCGTGAGCTTGCTTTATGTCTTCACTGGAGTTTGGCATTCCACCTAGTTCCTTCTCAGTTATAGACAACTTATTCCAAAGTTTATCAGGTCTATTCATAGAATAGCCTCTATAACCTCTTCTCTTAAAATGATACAGTAGCCTTGGTTTATTATTCTCACAAAGTATTGGCATGCCGTAAAACACACAGGCCATTAATACATCTTCAAAAAACATCTCAGCTGTCTGTGGTCTAGCTACGTATTGTAAAAAGAAAGTGTTAGGAGGAGCATCTTCCATACTAAACTTGGTTAAGCCATGTAAAGCTCCTTTAGAACCTCTACCGTCAGTTGTACCTGATATATCGTAGCTATCACACCCAAAAGCACCCATGTGTTCATTGCCTGGGAATTTAACTCCATTCTTCAATGTCTGACTATTTTGCAAGCTTGAATTTGGTATCCAAGAAACTTTAAACCTCCCATTTGGGTTTGGTGTAAAAACAACCCTAGAGTCTTTTATACCATTCTCCCACTGAAAACTACCAGTAGTTATAACGTTACTGTTTTTTAGATCTTCATTGTAATCAATTTGTTCGTATATCTTAACTAGATTAAACAAGCTGTTTTTTGTCTCATCTCTAAATGCGTGCTCTTCTGTTCTAGGGAATTGTCTGTAAAATTCGTTTAAAGCATCTTGATCATCTCTCAAACCATCTGCTTCATTGTTCCAGTTCTCTATAACACCCATTTCTATAACATCACCATATGTATCTAGAACTTCTTCAGTAGGTGTGTCAAAAACAGGGTGACCGTATTCATCTATAAAACCCTCGTAATTCCATTCCATAGGTATAAACAAAGAGTACAAGCCAGATGCTGTTTGTCCATTTCTGTTTCTATTAGATGTATCTGAGCTATTGAATAACTTCTTAAAATTAGCACCTCCTTTATCTAAAGCATTTGATGTTGAACCCATCATACACTTACCTATAATTCTATTACCTAATCTTAGACAAGTTTTAGTAACTCGCCAGTTATTTAATATGTTGTCAGGTCTCTCCCACTTTCCACTCTCGTCGTGTACTAGTAGTTTTAGTTTTTCCCCATCGTAGGAGTTATCACCTGTGTTTTTCCAGTCAATCGTTGTGTCGAGACCTTCGAGTTTTTCTGCGCCTTGTTTTGATTGTATTGACTTCCTTGTAAGTCTAGAGGCTGGGATTCTGTATGCGAGCTCTGTCTTTGGACGGTCCATTCCGTCTTGTATTGGTTTAAAGAAGAATGGATAGTTAACCGATATTGGTACAACTTTGTCTGTAAACATCTTCTTTGCATCGGATCCAGATTTTGACAGTATTCCAAATCTAGCATCTGAAGATATTGTTGCTTGGTTAACAGTCTCGCCGGAAGCCATAAAAGAAAATCCAGATCGTCTGTTTTTGAGGTAGGACATTCCATAACATCTTTTGTCTGCTTTGCAAGCTTCCCAGAATATAAAGAATAATCTGTTTGCCTCTCTAAAGTCTGGTTTCCCAACGTCAATCTTGGACCACTGCAGGTACATAAAGTGAGTACCAGTAATGTAAGTAGCCACGCTTTTATTATTAAACCAATGGCCTTCGTCTCTTCTTCTGAATTGTTCATCTATATATGGTTCCCATTTATTTTGAAAGTCTTCTGGATAATCTCTCCACTCGAATATACTCTCAACAGACTTGAGTTCTTTAGGATATTCTTCAGCCTTCCACTTGTTAGTAGATCTATCTATTTTAGCAGGTTCTTTTGGTAGAGCTATATTCAAGTTGTTTATACTGTATATCTCACCTATTTGACCAGTTTTACTTATAACAATTATATCATGCTCTTTGTTATAGCCATAAGACCACTTCTTAGACTTGTTCAGTCTGGATATGGTATTTTGCCTAACAGGTGTTACGATACTGTATAAGGTTTGCTTGTAGATCATTTACTCTTAGATCTTTTTTCTGCAAAACCAGTAAAACT